ACTCAAATCAGAGATACTGGATATGACTGGGAGCATCCGATTCAATTAGTTTTTACCTATAAGCTTAGGACTTTTAATAACATTAATCCTAAGATAGCAATGCTAGATTTGATTACTAACTTTTTGGCATTAACTTACAATAAAGCCGAGTTTTGGGGCGGAGGAATCCGATACTTTCAAAAGACAGGATATACTTTGCCTGGACTAAATACTGACAAATTTGAGAATGGTGATTTTATTGGCGGTATTCAGGAAGTAGTTAAACAATTAGTTGGAGTAGTTCAACAAAAAGGTAAAGACTTAGCCGGAACAGTAGGGGATCTTACAAAAGGAGTAAGCGAAGCCGATCTTAAAGCAGTTGCAGACGCACTGGGTGAATCGACTGCTGCGCAAAACGTTGCTGGAAACTGGGTGAAAAACCTGATGCAGGCACCGTTAAGCATTCGTACTTTCCTCGACGGAAGGGCAGTTGGCGAATGGCATCTTACTGTCGGTAATCCAATGAATCCGATTGCAGTTATTGGAAATCTTTGCTTAGGTAAAACTAAAATTGAGTTTTCCGAAAGTCTAGGACTAGACGATTTTCCAACCGAAGTTAAATTTACAGTAAACTTGACACACGGTAGGCCTAGAGCTAAGCAAGATATTGAATCGATGTTTAACTTAGGTGCTGGAGACATGTCGTTTACTCCAATTCCGCCGCCGTCTTCCGCCTTTAACTCATATGGCGAAAGAAACAGTACAATACTTAACAATTTCAAAAAGGGTAGAAATGATACTGCCGCAGGTGCAAACAAAGACTTGAAATCAGCTGGAGCAATATATGAAAGCGCAGATAAAACGACGTCGGCTGACTTTGAGTTGCCGAAAGAATTGAAAGATATTGGAAAGGATTACGCTGGATATTTTAAAGCAAATGTGCTGAGATCATATGGAGCAAAATTTGCGGTTTCTCCCGCATTACCTGATTATTTCATTAATTTAAAAACTAAAGACTAATATGCTAATTACGCGATTATTAAGAGTAAAAAACTTTTTTACCAAAGCAAACGGGGACACAATCGTCGATTTAGCAAGCTCGACTTTTGATTTTGAAAAGACTGGTGGAGCTTCTGCCGGATTTATTCGTGTTCAAGAGGAAGAGGCAATGCGACCCGATACAATTAGCATTAGAGTATATGGCGATCAGCAGTATTATGAAACTCTGCTAAAATATAATGGAATTTCCAATCCCTTTGCAATTGCTCCTGGAGAAATCCTACTTTCTCCTTCTTTTAAAAATTTAGAACAGGCAATCGTTGCACCAAAGAAAATAGTTGAAAAGGGTCAAGAAAAATTAAGTAATAACGAGGAGAAACTAATTAATCCTAAAACGGTAAAAGACAAAAAGCGATTAGAAGCACTAAAAGATAAAGTAAAAGAATTGGTTCCGCCTAACGTAAATACCGAAGGTAATAAAAACGTTAAAGTTCGTGACGGCAAAGTCATTTTTGGAGAGGATGTAACATCAGTCAACAAAGACAATTGTCCAGTTCCAATATCTAGAGCGCGACTTATTCAACAGTTGACAAAATCTAATTTATTTTAAGCATGTCATTTGGCCAAATCATAAAAGGAACGCTCTTACCAAAAGTTCCACTTAAAACGCTATATGAAGCAGATACTTCAGCAAATAGCGAGAGCGATTTTATACAAAAAACCTCGAAAAAATATGCTGACTCTTCTCAAAAAGCAGGAGGAGACTCGCCATATATTAAAATAGGCGGACAGATCGTAAAATCTGTCAAGATGCTAACTCTCGATGAGACCGGATTTATTCCGACCGTTACTCTAGTATTTGAAGATGCACTTGGAGAATTTGCTGGCGACTATTTTCCAAAGACCAACGTTATCATGAATCTTTACATTAAAGTAGGAAGCGATAAGTTAAAGCCGATTCGTTGCGATTTTTTAATAACTAGCATGAAATCCATGCCAATACATTATACTGGAGAAAGAAAAGGACTGTCGAAAGATTTGATCTATACTGTAAAGGGAGAACTTTACATTCCTGGAATATACACAAATATTTCAAAAAGCTATTCTAATGTAACATCAAAAGATGCGCTAAAAAAGATTTGCACAAATTTAGGATTAGGTTTTGCAGAAAACGATAGCACACCAAACGATAAGATGACATGGATTAACACCAACATGAGCACTCTTTCCTTTATGCAAAACATTATTCGACACGCATATCAAAACGATGATTCATTTTTTATGGGATTCATCGATAAGTATTATTACTTAAATTATGTGGAGGTAAATCGTCAGCTTAAAGTCGAAGAGGCATCCAGCACTTTTGTGACTGCCGCTAATCCTCTAGCTAAAGGAATTAATCAATATGTAAAAGACGATACTTCGGTAAAACAATTGGAAGAGACAACTGTAACTAATTATCTGACGACAGAATTACAATATAAAGGTGCACCAAACTACGTAACTTCTCTTAATTTGATTTCGGACCAAGGCTCGTTATTGAAAACTCAAGGTTACAAAAAGAATATTTACTATTACGATCACCTAAAGTCAACACAAAAGCCGATTGAAAAATTTAAAGATTTTTATGTGGCTCCACTTAAGAGCGCAGATCGTTCACAAGATCAGTTTCTAGTTCCAGAAGAGACCAGCTTAGCCGAGAACAAGATAAAAAAATGGATGGATATTGACTATGGAAATGCTCATCCTGAGTGGAACGCATCTCGATTAATTAACTCGCACAACCTAAAAGAATTAGATAAGATTAAGCTAAGAGTTTCTCTAAACTCAATAAATTTTCAAGCGATCCGAGGTTTTGTAGTGCCGCTTGCGATCACGGTACAAAGAGCAGAGCAAATAATGAAATCAGCTGAGGGAGTTAGCGAGGTCACACCAAACAGTCAAAAAAAGAATTCGCCAGATAAGCTGAACGACCAGGTGATCGATGAACAACTAAGCGGTTATTATTATATTAGCGGTGCAAAATATCACTATGATGTAAATCATCCTGGAGGATTTTATACTGAGCTTTTTATGGCTCGAAGAGAATGGAAAAAATCAAAAATAACTGATTAAAAATGCATAATTTTTTAGGCGTAAAGAGCAAAGTTGACACATTTAGAAAAGGATCTTTTACTGATCCCTACGATGAGCCGACGTTTTTAACCTTTGCGATCGATTTTAATTTTGATAATATTGCAACTATTCCAGATCTACACCTATGGGATTCGCCACTATTTGGAGAAAAAGAGGGCAGTGCACTTAAATTTTTAGACAATCGTGGATATTCTGCACACTCAAACGGATTAAAAGTATTTAAAGAAATACTTAGATATTTGACGTTTAATGCGCCCTGGTATTTTCAATCGATTGAGGGCCTAAATACCCTATGGGGAAGGAGCACAGACGTTGCGTCTGGCAACAAGTCAAAGGGTGCAACCCTAACCATTAAAACGTTAGAAGCAATTGATTTACGAATCACTGAAGTTGCAGACATTTATCGAAATTCAATTTATGATAAAGTATACTTAAGAGAAAGAATTCCAGATAACTTAAGATGGTTTTCAATGGACATCTATATTGCAGAAGCACGAAACATTCGATATAGACTACCAGGAATAGGGCAAAATACTGCAAATCTTTTTGGTGTAAATACTGCAAGTTTAGGCAATATCTTAGGCGGAGGAAATATTCTTTCAAACGTGTTAGAACAATATGGCTACGTTAAATTTAAGTGTAGACAGTGTGAGTTTGATTTTTCAGGATCCTTTGCTCCAGGTTCAAGAGCAATTAGTGTAGTTCCTGGAAGAGAGGCCGAAACAAATTCGTTTAAAATTAACGTTGGTTATTTTGAAGAGGAGAGTAGATACGCAGACGGAACTAAACTATTTGACGATTTAATTAAATCCGATGTAAATAATCCATGGAGCATGCGTAATGTCGGTAGCGATGTAAAAAATGTGGGATCCTTTCTTTCTGGTCTACCGGTAATCGGTGACGATATACAAAGAGCAGGACAAAAAGTACAAAATGCATTTGCTCAAATCGGAGGTTTAATTAATCCTTCTCTACAAGCAGCAAGTCAATTTATTGATCCACCAGTGACGGATTTAGGAAATATTTACGGAAGGTAAACCAAAACCAATTTTAAAGATATAATCTAATATGATTTCAACTCAACCTAACCACGATATAAACCGCCGAGAAGAAGACTTGGTAGATAAACAATTTCTTGGAGTTGTTGAAGATCCAAATGATCCTCGAAAAGAGGGCAGGGCTCGAGTAAGAGTTGTAAGTATTCATGACGATATTCCAGTGGAGGACTTGCCATGGGCATATCCAAAACAAAAGAGCGCATTTTTTGGAAAAGAGGGCAGAGGCGGTTCGCTTTCTGTTCCTAAAAAAGGCGCGATTGTTGCAGTGCGATTCGATAATGGAAATCCTTATTCTCCGGAATACTATTCTTTACATGAAATTGCGGAAGATGTTCGTGAAGAGCTAGGTAAAAATGGAGAGTATTTAGGTTCACACGTAGTTCTATTTGATGGTGACGAAGAGCTAAAAATCTGGTTTACGATTAGCAAAGGAATTACAATGCAACTTAAAGGTTCTCGTGTAAATATCGGTCGTGATAAAGCAATTACCATTGAGCACGCAGAAAGTCAATCTATCATTGAATTACGCGGAGGTAATATTTCTATCCATGCAAATTCTCGAATCGAGCTGACATCAGGTAGCGAAATTGAAGCTGCCTCAAATAACGTATGGGTAAACGGTAATTTTGTAAAAGTTGGACACAATCCTATAACTGGTCCAGCAGTATTAGGTGATAGATTATTTTTATTGCTGACTGCAATGGCCAGCGCATTAGATGCAAAATTTCCACCTTCTCCGGGTGCAGTTTCTTCAGTCGTTGAATCGTTTAAAGCAACAACACTCTCACAAACAGTAAAGGTATCGTTATAAAGATTTTCTGTACAAGTTTCCAATATTTTCATATCGGAATACTTTATTTAATTTAGAATTTGGACTAACTGATATGATGTCGTATCCGTGAGACTTTAATCTTTTAAAATTATCTAACATGCTTTCAAATCTAGGAGTGTACCAATCACTACCAACATTGTGAGTTGAATTAATATTTAATTCTTTCCAAAAATGGCTAGGATCTTGCCAAGTTAATGAAATTCCAGCCAAATAGAAAACATATTGTTTATTTGGACACACTTCTTTGAATAATTCAATAGAAGTTGTCGCTGAATCCGGAAAACATCTCTTGTTTTTTCTAGGATAGACGGTTGTCCATCTTGGAATTCCAGGATGCATTGTCGATCTGCCTTTTCTTATCCAATCGCTAGAAAAAATAGTAGAATTTTGTAAAAGTTTAGCAAAAATTTCAGGATGATTTGATAATTCATTACTAATTATTAAGTCGTTAAAGAAAAAATAATTAGGTATGTATTTCAACCATATACGATTTAAGCCCAATGTAATAACTGATGGATCCAATTTATCAAATTCTATTTGATTTATTTGCGGATCATTTCCTAAGACAAGTACTTTATATTTTTTCATTTAGCCAATCCCTCGAATTAATATTTTTGTCGTCAATGAAAAAATCATAAGCTGGTTTACCGAACTTTAACTCATGATACTGGACGCCCCAGGAGAGGAGCTGAGATTCAGTTAATTGTCTCCAATCCAAACCTGATCGAGTTCCTCTGGCAGTCCAGAAAATTATCTCGTGACCTTCTGCATATAGCTTATTAACCTTATCGATTGCAGCTAAAATCGGCTTAGCCGTTTCATATTGCATCGATCCGCTAAGCGTGCAAATAGTATCATCAATATCAATGTAATACGTCGCCATGAATCTCAATATTATTTTTAGTTTTATATTTTTCCCAATCGTCTACACTCATTAGATCTGGAAATCGTTCTCCATTATTACATGAAGTCTTTACGTACATTTTACCAGGAACAGAGCAGCCACAGTAAACGCAGTATCCATGTTTCATGCAATCATTTTTACAAATCATAGATCTATACAAAACTTGCTCACGTTCGTGCTTTGGCAGAAGGTGCAACTGATCGCCTAACATTTTTAGATTGCCTTCAATAAATTGAAATATTTTCTTTGGTGTTATTTTCATTTTCCTCTAAGAGTTTTTCTTTTTTCAAGTTCAGATTTCAAGACTTCTCTTGGCCCATATCCTCCACGAGAAGCTTCAATATCACGAATCGACTTAACTAGTTTAATTAAACCCTGCGGCTCTACTGAAGCCATTTGATCGCTGCCCCATAAGGAACGGTCTAGTGTAATATGTCGCTCTATCCACTTTGCACCAAGCAGAGTTGCAGCAACGGTAGTCGTGAGTCCAAACTCGTGTCCAGAATAGCCGACTTCAAACTTCTTCTCAAAATCATTTCCTCGATTAATATGATCTAAATATACTAAATAATCAAGATTTAGTTCACTATTTGGAGCAGGATAAGTAGAATTAGTATGGAATACAACATCCGGTTTACCGACTTGAATCGCAGCATCAATTTCTTTTTGTGTGCTCATGCCAGTAGATATAAGCAAAAACTCGGCGCTGTTTCTCGCATATTCTACTAATTCTAAATCATTAATTAAGGCAGAAGGTATTTTAGTCATGG